TTATAGGGGGGGCGGGGTGCGTGCGGAGTCCCAACTTCACGCGGTGGGGCCGGGTAGGGTGGGGTTCCATTCTGGGAAAACCCCAGAATCGCCGCGCAGGGTTGGAAAAGCCTTTTAGAATCAACGGGTTACATGGGGGATTGTATTAACAATGCTTTCATGGTTTAATTTATCCCATGGTGGCGACGGGAACTAATCGGTTCCGGCCATCCATGCGGAGATTGTTATGAGTAAGTCGAAAGTCGCTGCGGCCGTGGCCGCGAGTGTTGGCACCGTTCCGTCGGTGCAGGGCATTGCTGACGCTATCGTGTCGGCATCCAAGGGGGGCCGGGCTGCGGCCATGATGGCGCGGCAGGTGTGGGGGGCTGACTTCGCCCAGTCCATCAAGCCCCGCAGCGTAGAGCGTGAGGGTTTCAACGCGGCCGTGCTGAAGTCGTGGACGGCCGACCCTACCAACAAGGCGCGGGTAGCGGTGCGCGTGATGGGCGAGTATCGCTACGCCACGGACGGCGAGACTATCCCGGACGGCGACGGGTTGGAGTTGTCACCGGGCTATGCCCTGCAATACAAGGGCAATGCTCTCACCAAGTTGAAGCGTGACACGCCTACGCTTGGCGCGTTGGTCGCGGAACAGGCGAAGTACTTTCAGGACACCTGCGCCGACGCATGGCGCAACTTGAAGGATGCCGACGCTAGCCTCACCCGCATGGACGGCGAGACTAAGGGACGCGGCGCGACGGGTGGCACTAAGCCTTTCGGCGAGAGGTTCACGCGGGACATCGAGACCCGCATCCTGAAGCCCAACGCGGCATCCTTCGAGCGCGGCGACACTACCGCGTACGAGCCTAGCCTGATGGAGCGTGCCGTCGACGCCATGATGGCGGTGCTGCGGAAGGATACCAGTTCCATAGGTGTGTGCGCGCATGCGCGTGGCTGCATCGTTATAGTTTTGCTTAAATCATATTCTGGGATTTTCCCAGAATCTCGCTGCAACCCTGCGTAGCAGGGTAACACAGTTTGTTTTTGCCGTCAACTGCCTGCTCTTTGTTCCAACTTCGCAGACTTCGTTCCAATCTGTCCCAAATACTTGGAACAAGTTTTTGCCATGTATATCAAGCACTTACGCGGCTTGTTCCAATGTTCCAAGTTTTTTAGGGTATACCTACCCCTGCTTGGTAAAAAACTCGACCGGATGAGAAGGCAGCGCGGTGCGTCAACCCAAAATAAAAAAGTCACGGAGAACCCGATATACCCCAAAAAAGTTGGAACATTGGAACAACCATACATTTTTTACTCTCTACTACTACTACTATAATATAACTTCTTCTTCTTCTTCTTACTCCCCCACTTAGCAAAATCAAGCACTTACATCGCCCCGTTCCCTGCTCCTTACACTATAAATGTGTCCACCTTCCCGGTACTATTTGATCCGTAGTACAACTTTCAAAATTGGAACAATTGGAACAAAACCCGCCCTACTTGGAACAGTCCCGAACCCGCTACATAAAAAGTGTACTTTTATTTGTTCACAAGGTTTGACATAGTATAAGAAACATGGGATAATAGTAGAATGAAAGAACGAGTTGAAGAAGCCAAGTGAGTGCAGAGCGGTTCTGGGATTTTCCCAGAATCACGGAACCAGCGAATCAACAAGGCAACATGTGGAGGACATTGTTATGACAAGAGAAGCAACGAGCAGGCAGAGTAATCACGAGCATAGTTGCATCAAGTGCGGCAAGCCGGTGAATCCGGCGAGGTGGGAACTTGGCTACAACATCTGCATGAGCAGCGCGTGTGTGAGACCTGCTCCGGTGCGAACCATCGTGCCGATGCACAAGAGCAACTACATGGTCATCACCGACCGGCGTGACCTGATGGGTATTAATAACAAAGGAGGGTTTTACAGATGAGCCATTGGAGAGAGATACAGCACATCCCAGACTTCAACGGCAAAACCGTTGCCAACATCCAGTTCGACGGGTACGAGCATTTCATCATCAAGTTCACCGACGGCACGCGGCTGCACATCCGCGAAATGCAACAGGCCGGACAAATTACATGGGAGGGCGAGTGACATGGCCAAGAAGAAGTTCGCACGAGAGTGTTCGGAATGCGGCAAGGGTATGAACGAGGGATACATCATAGGTGACGGCATAGAGCACTACTGCTCTGATGCTTGCCTGTATCTGAACATGACCCCTGCGGAGTATCTAGAACTCCACGCCGATGGCGAGGGCGATTCGTACTACACGGATTGGTCGGAAGACCCCGACAACTTTGAGGACGAGGATGAGCCAAGCGAACAAGAACGGCTGAACCTCATCGCGGTCGCGCTGCGTGAGGCGTACAAGTTAGTCGAGGAGGGCAGCGAGGCGCATGGCTACATCGCGGAAGCGTTGGCCTATGCAGATGGTGACACGGCTAGTTTTGATGAGGAGGTGTGAGATGAAGATTCAATTGGACATCGACACGATAAGTGACGCGCTCTATGACGCGCTGTTGGCAGCGTTCCGGGCGAAGGCAAAGGCACAGGGACTTGATCCCGATGCGTGCATGTTTGGCGAATGGGTTGTGTCGTGCAAAGCGGAGGACAAGGTATGAACGAAGCAGACCTACAGATTCTGGAGATGTACTACGGCGGTATGGATGCAGAGGTGATAGCCGATGAACTGCGGCTCTCTGTCGCTGCCGTTAAAGAAGTCATCAAGGCGTTTGAAGACGGCGAATACAAGACACGCTAGGAGGTGTGACATGGACAAAAAAGTAATCATCGAAGTACGAGGTGGCATCCCCGAAATCGTCGAGGCACCGGATGGTGTGGATGTGGAAGTCCGGGACTACGACACAGAGTTCTACGAGGACGAGGACTTGCATGAGGACGCCGATGGCGAGAAGTACTTTTTGAGGGAGGGTTGAACATGGAAGACGATGACCGTTGGATTGCTGAGCAGGTTCGTCAGTACGAACAACAGGCATGGGAGGAAGAGCAAGCCGCCCGTGAGTTAGTAAAAAGTATTGACATTGATGTCAAGGTATCTTATACTATTCCTAATAGTCGATGAGTAGTGCAAACCAATTCTGGGGTTTTCCCAGAACCAACCTGAGAGGTACAGAGTTATGAGCGTTGAGACAGACAAGTTGTTGAAGAAGCCGAACCATGTCATCTCCCTCGCCACATCTGCCATGTTGGTGGATACACGGGTGACGGTGTGGACTGGCACGAAGCAGGACAGCGAGATTAGCGAGGAGGTGACGCTTGCCAAGAAAGCAGAGCGTGACTCAGGCAAGTTCGTGAAGCACTTGCTTGCCAATTGCCCAGAGCATAAGCGTTGCATGAACTACCGGCAGATTGTGTACAACTGGATGCAGCGTCGTTCGTATGACTGGGCGGGATCGCTACGGTTGCTACCTATCGTGGACTACCCGAAGTTCATGGCTGAGTACGCTCACCATGAGAAGACATTTCACGAGTTGGTGGACACATTCATCCAAGCGTACCCGGTCATCGTGAGTAACCGTGCGTTTGCCTTGGGTGACATGTTCGACAGGAACGACTACCCCGACCCGTCTGAAGTGCGTAGCAAGTTCACGATTAACTTGTACCGCTCAGAGGTACCGACCGGGGACTACCGGGTGGCTATCGCGCAGGATGCCATGGACGATTTGGCTGTGACATACGAGCGACAGGCACGGAGTCTTGTCGAGACGGTGCTGACTCAGCAGAAGGATCAGTTGGTGGACATCATGAAGACACTTGCTGAGAACTGTGCTGTGGAGACCGTGAGCGAGAACGGTGAGTTGAAGGTCAAGCGTAAGAAACTGTACGAGTCCACGCTGACACGAGCGCAGGAACTATGCGAGACCTTCCGTGAGTTCAACCTGACAAGTGACAGCGAGTTGGAGACTGTGCGTATTGAGTTGGCACGAGTTGTTGGTGGGCTGACCATCGACAAGTTGCGCGACAGCGATACCACACGCACCGTTGTGCATGAGGAGTTGACCGACAT